TGCTGCCGACGATTATTGGTGCTGCGCTGGCCGCTACGGGTATTGGCGCTCCTATGGCTGCGCTGATGGTTGGCGGGTTTGAGGCTGTCCGCACGGGTGACCTGAGCAAAGGCATCATGGCTGGCCTGGGCGCTTACGGCGGTGCTGGTATCGGCAGTGCGCTGTCTAGTGCCGGAGCAGCTAGTTTGGCTGGGTCGGAAGCAGCACTCACCGCTGGTCAGGCGGCGGCTTCAAAAATACCGGAAGCTGCGTTGGCCGAATACAGTGCCCTCCAGGGCGTAGCGCCAGAAGCAATTAGAGAATCCGCAGCGCAAGCAGCGGCTAAAAGCTACGCCACTAATCTTCCGTTTACCGACCGTTTGTCCGCCGGTCTGTCTGGCCTGACTGAGAAGGCTGGTCGTGATGCCTTTATGCAAGAAATCGGCGGGACTAAGGGGGCATTCCGTAATGCCTACATGGCCGCAGCACCTATGCTGGCCGCTGAAAACGTCAAAGCTGGACTACCCCAGACTACCACGCAGATGGGCAAGATTACTCCATACGTCGTAGATAAAGACGGCAACCTCCGCCCCGCTGGCTCGTACAACGTCGGTGAGTTCCCTGGCTTTGCGGCAATTCGGGAACGCTATGGCGCTAAGGGCGGCTTGATGGGTTTGGCCGAGGGCGGCGTGGCCGACTCCTCTGAAGATGCGTTCTCTCGCGGCGGCATGTTTGACTTCACCCAACGCAGTGAACCCGTGGTGCGCATGGCCGATGGTGGCGTAACCCCCGCGCAGTTGGCTGCACAGCAAAGTATCCTTGCCGACCCTCAAGCGGCTGCATTGGCCGCAGCACGTGCTGGTATCGCGGCTGGGCTTTCAAACCAACAGATCGCCGATCAGGTTAATCAGCAGTATGGCAAGTCTTTCAGCGCCCAAAACGTAGCCGACTTCATGGCGGCTAATCAACTGTCGCGTCCCACTCCGGCCCCGGCTGTTGCACCTGCTGCCCCTATCTCCGGCCCGAATGCTCTGGACCCCACACAACGGGCTACCCCCACGGCAGCGCAACTAGCTGCACAGAAGCTCATCCTTCCTGACCCGCAAGCCGCCGCGCTTGGCGTTGTCCGCAGTGGTGTTGCAACAGGGCTGACCAATCAGCAGATAGCCGATCTAGCCAACGAAACCTACGGCAAGTCATTCAGTGCGCAGAACGTAGCCGATTTTATGGCTGCAAATAACATCACGCGCCCCAAGCCTCCAGTTGTTGTGCCTCCGTATACCCCGCCTCCGGTGTTCCCTGAGGTTGTTGGCGCAACTCCCGGCTCTGCCGTGACCGGTGCACCGGCGGTTGACTACACTGCTGCACCTACGATGGGTGAAGTTCGCACAGCGTACGAGCAGGGTGGTGGCGCTACCAAGATGCCGGTAATCACGGACATCAAGCCGACTGACCGCACGTACACGCAGAACCAAACGTTCAGCCTGCTTAAAGGCTATCTGCAAGCCAACCCCAACGCGCTCTATTCGGACGTGGTGGCTTTTGCGCGGCGTAACGGTATTCCTGACATGCAGGCCAAAGCTGCATACAACGAGTTCCGCTTCAGCGGTTTGACGGGCGGCAGCAGCCAAGCATACGACTACTTGATGGGTCGCGGCGCATATCCGGTCGCTCCGTTCGTGCCCGCTGGCGGCAGGATTTCCCGGTCTTACGCCGAGATGATGGGCTTGCCGACTACGTTCACGCCGAAGAACCTTAAGCAAACGACTACGGACACCACGCTGCCTGAGGGCGTGCCCAAGGATGTGCCCGTAATCAAGAACCCCAAGACTGGCAGTAACTACTCATCGTTTGCGGCGTTCTACTTTGACGCCAACCCGGACGTGAGGGAAGCGTACGAAACACAGGTCAAGGGCAACATGTCTGCCGATGACTACGCCAAGTACCACTACGAGACTTTGGCTCCGGCAGCAGGTGAGAAGGAAAAGCGCAAGGGCTACTACCCGTCTATCTTGGCGGCTCAAGCGGCTGATCCTGCAACCGGTGCTGGTGGCGGCGGTGCTACTGGCGGTCTGGCTGCTGCTCTGGCCGGTGGCGGTATGTCGCGCATGCGGCTCATGGGTGTTGAAGGTGCCGCCAAAACTGGTGGGCATCTGGGCGACTACTCTGATGGTGGCCGACTGCTTCGTGGCCCTGGCGATGGAGTGTCTGACTCAATCCCGGCGACGATTGCTAACAAGCGCCCTGCGCGTCTGGCCGATGGTGAGTTTGTTGTACCCGCTCGCATCGTCTCTGAACTTGGTAACGGCTCGACCGAGGCTGGTGCACGCAAGCTGTACGCGATGATGGATCGTGTGCAGGCAGCACGCCGCAAGAGTATTGGTAAAGGCAAAGTGGCTAAGAACAGCCGTGCCGACAAGTACCTCCCCGCATAAGGAAGCATCATGGCTGATCCGATCCAACAACAGGTAATTACCTACGGCCTTCCGGGTGAGGTCGCGCCTTACGCGCAAGATCTGCTTGGTCGTGCACAGGCAATGACCGACTTTACGCAGAACCCATATCAGGTTTATCAAGGTGAGCGGTTTGCGCAGTTCACCCCGTTGCAGCAGCAGGCGTTTGCTGGCGCTCAGGCGATGGAGGCGGCTCCTCAGTTGGCCGACGCATCTGCTCTGGCAGGCACTGCCGGTCTTCGCGCTCTTCAGGCTGGCACCTACGGCCCGATGTACTACACCCCGCAGTCATTCACGCAACAGGGTGTAATGGGCGGTTACATGTCACCCTACATGCAGGGTGTGGTGGACTTCCAGCAACGGGAAGCTCAGCGCCAAGCAGACATCGCCTCCACTGCTCGGGGTCAGAAGTACGCCCGTGCCGGTGCTTTTGGTGGTGCTCGGCAGGCCATTGAGAACGCCGAAGCGCAGCGCAATCTGTCTACTCAGTTGGGCGGTATCCAGGCTCAGGGTCTGCAAGCTGCTTATCAGCAAGCACAGCAACAGTTCAATCAAGAGCAGGCACAACGCCAAGCCGCAGTGCAGTTGGCCGAGCAGTCACGCCAGTACGGTGCCGGTCTTGGCTTGCAAGGTTTGCAGACTGCGATGGGCGCGGCAGGTCAGTTGGGTCAACTTGGTGGTACGCAGTTTGGTCAAAACCTTGCCATCAACCAACTACAACAACAGTACGGTGGTCAGCAACAACAGAAGATGCAGGACATTCTTGGCGCTCAGTACCAAGACTTCCTCAACTACCAGAACTTCCCGTACAAGCAGATGGCGTTCATGTCGGACATCATCCGTGGGGTGCCTCTGACTCAGACGGGAACTTCGCTCTATCAGGCACCGCCGACTGCGATGCAGAACATCACGGCTCTTGGTTTGGGAGCAGCGGGTTTAGGCAAGTTGTTTGCCGAGGGCGGGCATGTTAAAAACGAGAAGGGCGCGGGACTTGGTGCCCTGGCTCTGAACACGATCTAAAGGACGCATCATGCCTATTGATATGGCTTCGGTCTACGCCGACCGCTTCAAGGCTAACCCGCAGATCCTTCAAGCCGCAGTGCTTGGGCAGGCTCCGATCCCTGGTCTTGACCCGTACACGGCCCTTCGCTCGTTGCAGCTCATCAAAGAGTCGCAGCGTATGCAGATGGCTCAGGCGGCGCAGCAGCCCACTCAGGCTCCGTCGCTTGTAGACCAAGCAGTCGCCCAGCCGGTCCCCCAGCTTCAGCCTCAAATGCCGCAGGGCGCTCCTCAAGCTGCCCCTCAATCCGAAGGGCTTGCCGGTATGCCTGCTGGCGCCCAAGGGTTTGCACCGGGCGGCATTGTGTCGTTTGCTAACGGCGGCATGGGTGAAGACGAGATGCCGTCCATCGAAGCGCCGTCTGCTGGTGGCGGTGGCGAGGAAGGCGCTTCTAACCCGTTGTTGGAGGCTCTTGAGGCTATGGAGGGCTCTCCTGGTAGTCCTGCCACCTACCAGCAGTTGGCTAGCCTATACCCGGGTTTGATTCGGCAGATCATGGCTGAAGCGCCAAAAGGTATGACCGCCGCAGAGCGTGCTCAGTTTGTAAAAGACTACATTCGAGAGCGCCAAACTGAAGCTGGCGAGTCTCCATTCAAGGCACTCCGGGAAGAAATTTCCACCGCTCGTGGCGAACGCGCCAAGAATCTTGACCGTGCTCAAGGTGTAGCTCTTCTTCAAGCGGCGCAAGCCGCGCTCCAACCCGGCGGCACTATGCGTGGTCTGGCGGGTGCAGCCTCTGCTTTTGGTGGCGCGTATGGGCAAGCACTCCAAGCTGACCGCGCCGAGCGTCGCTCGTTGGCCAACATGGAGATGAACATCGCCGACGCCGAGCGCAAAGAACGAATGGGTATGTATGGTGAAGCCCGTGCAGCAGCTGCCGCTGCTGACAAAGATAGGGTTGAAGCCAGCCGCGCCCATACCGCTAAGATGGCGACGCTCGCTAGTCTGGTCAAAGGTGGTATACAGGCTACTAAGCCGACTACTGGAAGATCTCCGTCTCAGCCCAAACTGCCTGAGCAAACGCGGGCGGACATCCTTGCTGAGTTGCTTGCTACGGAAAAGCCCAATGAAGGCGAATCGCAGGACGCATTCAAGGCACGTATGGCTGCTAAGGCTTCTAGGGAAGCATTGGCTTTGGCCCGTACTTCGGAAAGCGGCCCCGGCAAACTAGGTGCAGCAGAAGACGTAATTAAGCAGCGCATTTTTGCCAACGTTGCTAAAGCTATGCGCGCCTACGACGAAGATCCTAGGGTTGCTGGTGATCAAGGCGTCGTCTACGCTCGCTTGTTGCGTGATGCGCGAGCAGCAGAAAAGAGGGGCGATCCTGAGTCTTTGAAGATAGCGGAAAAATTGCGTGCTCAGGCGGCACCTATCCGCAAAGCATACGAAGACGAACAACGTCGGATTGAAGAAGCAGCCATTCGTTCAGAGGGCGCTACTCCTGGTGGAGCACCTGCTGCCGCACCTGCCGCTGCGGCTAAACCCGCGAGCGGTCCAACAGTACGCAATTGGTAATTAGGGGGCGTAATGCCGCGCGACATTACGGTTACTTTCGAGAACGGGTCAACGGCGATTTACAAAAACGCCCCTGACAACATAACGCCTGAAATGGCAACTGCCCGAGCCAGAAAAGACTACGGGCTGAATGTGATTGCGCTAGATGGAGGTCGCGCCGCCCCTGCCCCAGCACCTGCTTCAGCCTCAGCACGCACCCCAGCACCTGCCGAAGAACCCGCTGTAAACCCAGAGTTTGCTGGGTTCATGGAGGCATTACAGCCGCCTGCCCGCGAAGAAAAGCCGCGCAAGAAGTACACCGGCAGTGTGCTCGACACGGTACCCCCTGAGATTCTGCGCGAGACGCGCCCGTTCACGCAGGAAGAGGGTCTGCTGCTGTCTCAGCGCGACTTTGCAGAAGGCAAGCCAAAGCCCCGAGAGCAGTTTGCCGAGATGCGAGCTGCACCCCCGGAGCTACCCAAGCGCACCCTGCGTCAGATCAACGCTGACATCTGGGCGGGTGTTACTCAGGGTGGTATCGGTTTCTTCAAAGGCATCACCGACAACATCAATGCTGGCGACAACCCCGCGAGTGCGGCGCTGGACGTTATTGATCAGGGGCTGGAGAAGTACTTTAAGTCTCCTCAGTTGAAGGAGTCGGCCTTTCAACGGCAGACCAAGATCAATCAGATCCAACGCTTGCAAGGCGAAATGGCTGCGGCTAGCTACGCTGCGCGTAGTCTGCTTTCTCCCGCCGGTGCCGACATCGTCGCTAGAGGTGGTGGTTCTCTGCTACCCACAATTGGACTAAGTCTTCTACAAGTCGGCGCCAAAGGTATGGCGGCGACCAACATGCTGTCTACTGCTGGCGAATCGGCCAAAGAGTCGGCTGAGGCACTGCGCAAGCTGACCCCCGAGCAGTGGAGCAACAGTGATGCGTACCAAGAACTCCGCGCCAGCGGGTTGAATCACAAAGACTCGGTGGCTATCCTGGCCCCCATCTTTGCGCTACCTGCACAAACTACCGGAGCTGCGGCTGGTTATCTGGCTGGCCGTATCGGTGCTGAAGAAATGTTGGCTGGTCGCGCTGTCGGCGCAGGGGTTCGTGGCCGTGGTGCCCGTGCCCTGTCGGAACTTGGCACCGAGCAGGTAGAAACCATCGCCCCCAAAGTTGTGGGGAACATCGTCACTGGGACGATGGATGAAGGCGTGTCGCCTGTGTCCGGGCTTGGACAGGCAATCGTGGAAACCGCAGCCGGAACTGTTCCTGGTGCTGCCTTGGCCGCAAGTGGGCGTGCCCGCCCTGCTGAGCCTCCCGCCGCTGTGCCTGCTGAACCGGCTGCTGTCGAACCTGAAGCGCCACCTGCACCTGCTGAGCGTATCGAGCCGACGTTTGAAGAGCGCGCTGTACCCGCAATCCCCGAACCTGCTGGCCGTGTTGAGCCGACTCTGGAGGGCAAACCCGCCGCTCCCGAAGAACGGCGTCGGCCTGCAACTGCTCAGCAGATTGAAGAACTCAAAGCCACGTTGCCTTTCCTTAGTGACGCGGAAGCTGCTGCAATCATCGAAGCACGTGAAGCCCGTGCGCAGGTTGATGCTGAGCGCCGTGCTGCTATTGAACCGCCCGCCATGCGTGCGCCCGAAGCGGCTGACGCACAAAGTGCTCGCCTGCAAGAACTCTACGACGATGCAATCGTAAAAGGTGCTTCGCCAGAACAAGCTATCACTGTCGCCCGTGAGCAGCTAGCCATTGAGCAGCAGGAAGCTGTAGGAGAAGAACGTGTTGCAGAAACTGTCACTGCCCCAAGTGGAGAGGGCGTTAGCGTGGCTGGCCAGCCCCCTGCCGGAACCCCCACCGGAGGACTTGCTGGAGCTGAACGAGCTGGAGTGGTTCCTGCTGAGGCGGATGTTGGACAGCCTCCTGCACGAGAAGGAGAGCAGCCCGGTGCAGTGACGCCAAAGGTTGAAGAGACGCTTGAAGAAGCAGATGCTCGTTTTGCGGCAGAAGATGCTGCGTATCAAAAACAAGTTGATGAAGACAAGAGCACTGGGCAGTTCCATGCGCAGACGGCTTTTGATCAGCGCGGGGCATACAAAGATTTAGACGATGCGATTGATTCGTACCGTGAAAACTTAGCGGATACGCTGTCCGAGCAAGGAATCACCGACCCTAACAGGTTCAACGTAACGCTAGATGCGTTTAATGCGGAAGTAGCCAAACTCAAAGCCGCTGAAGCTCCCACTGCTCCCCCCAAAATTGAACTCGCCCCGATTGAGCCCCCTAAATCAGCCGCCAAACGCGGTCGGCCCAAGGCCGAGCTGACCCCTGAGCAACAGGCCGAGAAAGCAGCGCAGCGCAAGGCTACTCAAGGTGCGCTTATCAAAGCCGACCGGGAAGTCAAGAAGCTAGTCAGCACAATCGACAAGGCTGCACAACCGCTAGATGAGTCTCAGATTACTGACGAAGAAGCGTTAATTGAAGCGCGTAACGAGCGTGCTGCTAACCGCAGGGGCGCTATTCGTCGGCTGCTGGAGCTTGAGCCTCAGTTCCGTGGCACTGCGCTGGGCAATCGCATCAAGACTGCGCTGGCACGCCCGGACATCAAGCCGCAAGAGCTGGCGGACATCAAGCGCGGCATCGAGGCTACTAAGCGGGCGCTTGGCGATAAGGGCGTTTCCTCCGCCATATTTGCCGAAGGCGTGTTCCCGGTCAACCCCTCGTTGTCCAAAGCCAAGAATGCCAATCAAGCACTGAGCGCAATCATCGCTACTGGCTCTCCGTTCCAGAGAATGCTGGCTCGGCGGCTGCGCGGGCTCGTAAACAACACCCGCTTCGTAGTGCTTGAGGAAGGCCAACCGCTACCTGATGAGCTGAAAAAGTTTGAGAAGTCGTGGCAGCGCGCCAACGGCATGTATGTGCCCAGCCTCAACACTGTCTATGTGCGTGGGGCTAGCGCAGGTCGTGCGCAAGGTGTCAACAACGTCACGGCCCTTCACGAAATTCTGCACGCCGCTACCGTACGCAAAATCGGGTTCGGTACGGTTGCCTTCGCTAGAGCATCTCGGCGCAGTCCTGAGCTGCAACGTTTCGTGGCCGAGCTGGTCAGCACGATGGATCTGGCCAAGGCTGTATATGACCGGCGACTGGCGGCAAAGACCCTAAGCCCTGAAGTGCGCAGTTTGGTTGAGCGCACGAACGGCGAAGTCTTCGACGACCCAATGGAGTTCCTGGCGTACGGCATGTCCGACCCGGACTTCCAGCTGTTCCTGATGCGCGTGCCTGGACGCATAAAGGATGAGACTGCATTCAGCCGGTTCGTCCGCGCCATCATGGACCTGTTTGGTATTGGTCCCCGTGACTACAGCGCATTCAGCGATCTGGTCAACGTAACCGACAGAATCCTTGCTCAGCGCACGACGCCCATCATGGAGGCGTTTGAGCCTAGCCAGCCTTTGCTGCAACGCGATGAAAAGCTCGCCGAGCAAGAAGGCATCCGGTCGGCCAAGAAGCTGAAGAAGGATATGGACAAGGCGCTGGAAGGTCTGCGCAAGTCCAAGGCATCTGAACTGCATAAGCATCAGGGCGCGATGCAGAAGCTGCGAGATCAGAATCCGGTCTCTAAGGCTATAGACGTAATCTACAGCAAGGCCGACTACAAGACCAAACAGGTGCTAGCTAACGCACCGTCGTTTGACTTCGTCGCTCGTTGGACGCAGAAAGAGTTGCCGATGATCGGCGATGCCTATGTGGTTGTGCAGAAAATGCTCGGCCATATGGCAGACCTGCGTGAGACGGCTGTCAGTCAAGTCCAGATGTTGGACCGCGACTTTAGGAAGAACAAGGGCCTGGAAGAAAAGCTCAACGACATCCTGCCTGTCGTAACCATCATGGAGGTTGATCCCTCCCAGTCGGATGCGCTAGAGCGCGAGAAGCGGCTCGACGCTATGTACAAAGGGCTCGGCGAAGAGGGGCAGAAAACGTACAAGCGCGTGATCGACTATCACGCCAACCTGCGCGACTACCAAGAGTACCTCCTTGACAAGATGATCAAGGACTTGCCGGGCCTGGATGAAGATACCAAGAAGAACATGCTGGCGCGTATCTACGCGAAGTTCCAGGATGAGCGCCGCATCGAACCGTACCTGCCGCTGATCCGTGATCCGGGCGATTTCTTCTTGGCTGTCGGCGAAGGCGACAACGTTCAGATTTACACCTACGAGACCAGAGAGCAACGGCAAGAAGACGCCGAGCGCATTGCTCGTGAAGATTACGGCGGAAAGCCCGTTGGGCAACTCTTGGAAACTCAAGAGTTCGCCATGATCAACGAGCCTGGAGAGCTTCGGAGATCGCTGGATATTCGTAACACACTGCTGTCCGAGCTTTTTAACGCTATTGATAGCCGAGTGCCAGAAGCTGGAAAAGCGGGTGAGTCGTTTGCTGCCATGAACGAGCAGCTCAAAAACGACATGTTTGACATCTGGTTGGCTGCTATGCCGGAACAAGCCTTCCGCAAGCAGTTCATGAACCGTAAAAACCGTCCCGGCTATCGCCCTGACATCAAGCGCAACATTGCGTCGCATATCGCTCGCATGGCCCCGGCACTCGCTCGGCTGCGGTATGGCAACGAGTTGCGTAGCGAGCAGATCCGGCTACGTGAAGCGGTGCGCGTGCGCGAAGACTTGACACCGTTTAAGCAGTCGGTTGATGAGCGCATTAACGGCGTCATGAACCCCCAGGGCGCAAGCATGTGGGATAGCGTAGCCGGTGCGGCTAACAAGCTCACGTATCTGACATACCTGACCGGTGCGGCGACTGCGTTCTTGCAGCCCATGTCGATCTACATCTCCGCGCTTCCGATCCTGATCGCCAACCACGGAGCAAATCCTGCCCGAGTGGCAGCAGCTCTCGCTAAGAATGTGGGGTACATGAAGCAGTACGGCATCGTAAAGACGATGCCGGATGGAACCACTAAATACGTTGCCCCGTCGTTGGCCAACAGCAAGATGCTCACCCCCGATGAGCAGCGTGCAGTTAAAGCAATGACCTCCATGAACGTCTCTCAGCAAACCTACGCTGGTTTTCTCTGGGATGCAGCTGCGGGGCGCGAAGACGACATTGTTCAAGGCAAAGGCGCAAAAGCCGCTGACTTCTTGCTCAACGCACTGCTGCGCAACACTGAGCGTCTGACTCGTGAGGTGGTCTACCTGTCTTCGTATCAGCTCGGTCGTAAGCGCGGGTTGTCTGAGCAGGAAGCAATCCTTCAAGCTGCCGCAGATGTAAAGGAGTCCTTAGGCGACTACGATCTTGCGGGCCGACCGACTTGGATGCAAGGGCCTTTCGGTCGTATTCTCTTCTCGATGAAGATGTACCCGCTTGTGGTCACACAGCAGTTGTTCGGAAACATGTACCGCATGATTCCTGGACTGAACAAAGAAGGCAAGAAAGAAGCCTTTATCAAGTTCAGTGGGATTGTTATGACGACGGCAAGCATCGCGGGCGTCTACAACATGCCGTTTGCTGACCTGCTTATCACCATGCTGACCAAGTTTCTGGGCGAGCAGGACGAAGATGAGTTGCCCGAAGGGCTCAAGCAGAAAGATCCAGTGCTGTGGTTCAAGACTGTGTTCATGCCTGAGCAGCTGGGTAGGTTCTCTGTTGGCGGCGTGCCGTTAGATGTAATCATCGGTGAAGGTCCACTTACTGCACTGACGGGTAGAGCGATTGGCCAGCGTATTGGCTTGAATGATCTGTGGTTCCGCGATGGCAAACCAAGCCCTGACCTTGTTACCTCTATGCAGGCGTTTGCGTTCAGCTTCTTCCCGTTGGCTAGCTACTCCACTTCGCTGCTTAAAGCGTTCCAAGATTTTGCAATCGGTGACTACCAACGTGCGATGGAAAGGGCCGTGCCGTTGGCCACTGCACGCAACTTCCTCGTCGCTGAGCGCATCAAGAAAGAGGGCTTCGAGACTCCTGGCGGCAAACAGGTTCAGCCTGAGGACGTTACAACTGCCGACCTTGTGTGGCAACGCATGGGCTTCAGCCCAGCCGACGTTCAGTTTGCACGTGACAGCACGTTCAAGCTGACTGGCGTCCAGCAGCAAATCATGATTCAGCGTAACCAACTGGTTAACAAACTCAAGTTTGCTGCGCGCAAGGAAGACTACGACTCCTTGGACGAGATTCGCGAAGAGGAAGTTGCTGACTTCAACGAGCGCAACCCGGACTACAAACTGACTGGAGCGCAGATCCGCGAGATCCTCAAGGAAGACAGGGAGAAGCGGGAGAAGGCTCGCGCCGGTATGACTATCGACAAGAAGAACCGCGCCTTGTTTGAAGAATCGGTCGAGAACGTCGAGCGTCGTCTGGAGCGTCGCTTGGAGAAATAAAAAAGCCCCGGCGCGATGCCGGGGCTGAAGGATTGGAAGGAGCTAACTTCCGAGAGGAGATACGCACAGCAACGTGTGCGGCGCTAGTGTAGCGTTAAACGCGCCACACCCGCAATCCTTTGACCCCCTGCTCGATCACTACTTTGCTCACTAGCTGTAGCTTCAATCGCTTAGCTGCGCTTTCTATCGTACGTCTAGCCTCTCGGTGGTCAATGCAGGGTACAAAGAACGAGTACCCCTTGCGCATCTTCCGCCAATCAATCGTGTAGCTTATCTTCTCGATCTGCATCTTCGGGCGGCAGGAAGTCCTCAGTGCGGAAGAACTCGTCGCGGGAAGTGTCCAGCTCAATGGCACGGACAGCCGGAGAGACGACCTTCATCCCCTTGGCCATGCGCTTGTTGACGACGCCAGCCAGGATGTTGTTCCCCTTCAACTGATCCAGCCAATTCTTGTAGCCAATCTGGCGCTCGGCGCAGTGCGCACGGATAGCTGCCACAGTGATGAACAAGCGTTTGGTGTCCGGCTCGTAGCGTATGAGCAGCTCTCCTCTTGGTTCTAGGATGGGTGCGCAGTCCAACTTGGTACGTGCGTCGGCGATACCGTTGACCACCACGATGTTGTTAATGTGGCTGTTGATGAAGTCACCCAGGATGTAGTTGCCCTCGTGCGTCGGCGGTGCAATGTCCTCGCGCATCACCTTCAGGATTTCCTTGAGCCACTCGTAGATGGCCCGCATGTCGTAGTCGTGCAGGCCGAGCTTCTTGGCGATCAGACCCCCGGTGATGTTGCACGCAGCGATGGCCGACCAGAAACGCTCGCGGGAGGTGAACTGCATCTCGGCGTCAATCTTGGCCTGCACCTGACGCAGCGTAGCCTTGGCTTCCTCAAGGTTGTGCACGAGCCACTCGGCATAAATGTCCCCAGCGTGCCCGAAGTTCTCGAACAGTTGCTGGTCGAACATCCGCTTGCCTTCGGCGGTGTCGATGAGGCTAGTCGGCTCGATCTGGTACTCGAACAAACGCATCGACTCGCCGTCCGGGGAGTCCTTGGCCAGACGCAGCTTCTCGTAGAACGAGGCGTTAGCCGAGGTGAGGGTGATGCCCTGCCAACTCGTGAAGTTGATCCGCATCTCGTTAGCCGACGCCTTCATCCGGTTCTTGCCCCGGCCCTGGCTGATGCTGTACGCCAGATCGGAGAACTCCATGGCCCCGGTGTTCGTGATCTCGTCGATGGTGTTGGCGAGGTTGTTGAGCACGCCCAGGCGGTGCATCTTGGAGTTGTAGGTGTCCTTCGGGATAGATGCCAGACTCTTGGGATGGCCAATGATGCTGTTGCACATGTACAGCGTGGTGGACTTGCCTGTACCGGAGCGGGGGTAGATCACGTTGATGATGGCGCCGCTGATGCCCGTGAATTTCAGCAGCAACGACCCGAACCCGGTGAGGGCAGCGAAAGCGTGCGGCTCAAGCCCCTTGCGAGCGTACATATTGAACACTTCTTTCCACGCCTCCAGCGAGCCGCAGGGCTTGATCATGTCGATCACGTCGGACGTTGCCGACGATGGAGGGCTGTAGAAGGTGCCGTCTTTTGTGATCTCGCGGTCACCGATGATGATCTTGGAGTCGCCATCGACCCACCCGAACTGTGTGCGCATGATCTCTGCCTTGTTTGTAATCTGTAGGTTTTTGACGGAGGTGATCAGGTAGTTCAGCAAATTCTTAGTTTGTGTATCTCCTGCGGCTACCCCTTGCTTGGCTAACTCTTCGCGCAGTCGGTCCTTGACCACGATGTTGGACAGCGGCACCGGAAACTCCCGTGCACCATCTCTCGGCAGGTCCAGGTGCACCAGGGCCACCTCACCATCGACCGGGTCACGCATGCGCTTCTTGATGTACAGGTTGTTCTCGTACACCATGATCGGCTCTTCTTCCGCGCCGACGTTCATGTAAATCGCACCACTTTTAGCCCGGAAGTACGGGTCTGGCAAGGGCGGGTATGTGACGCTAGCGGTAGCGTGCCCGTTTTCTTCGCCGTCACCGTCGTCGGGCGCTTCCTCCCTGGCGATCTCCAGGCCGAGCATGATGGGCGACTTGAACTTGCCCTGGTTGGGGCACCCTTCGCAGCCACCAGGGTTCTCGCGCTCAAAGGTTGTGCACAGGTGTGGGCCACCAATGTCCGAAGCCTTCTTATCGGTCTCCCCCTCTGAGTAGCCGGGGTAGTCCTTCGACATCTTGTGGATGGCTTCGTCGCGGTCAATGCAGTGGGTCGCAATAGACAGGGCCGAGCGCCACAGGTTGTACTCAATGTCGGCTTGGTTCTCGTAGCAGTAGAGCAACTGCTTGCAGCCATCGCCCTTGGCCGACTTGATCATGATGGTGCTGAAACGCTTGACGCGATCTTCCAGCATGGACTCCATCAGGGGACTCATCCGCCGAGGGATGTAGTCGCGCTCTTCCTCAGGCTCGGGCGCGTTGATCAGCGCCTTCCAATCTTCGTAGCTGCGTACGTCGTACTGATCGTTGACGACGGTTACAACCTGAGGGTTCTGTTTGTCTTTGAAGTTGTACGTGCCGGGTTCTCGCAGCACGCGAGACGCCTCGAACACAGCCGTGTCCACGATCAGCTTTTCTTCCAGCGCGAGATCGCGCAGGCGCTTGGACAACGACTCCCACACATTGCGGGGGATGGTCTCGGACAGCACCCAGTAGAAGTGCAGGCCGTAACCCGAGTCGATGATGATGGGGCGGGGGAGCTTGAACTTTAAGCAGAAAGCCCTGACTGCTTCCAGACCAGTACGCTGATCTATGTAGCCGCAGATCTTGCCCTTCTTGTTGGGCGCTGCTTTGTCTGGACCGCAATCAATGTCCATCCACAGTGCGCGGAAGAACTTGGCGTTGGAGTGCTCTCTGTGTCCTGCATCCCCATACTTGGCGCAGCCGAAGTACGCATCGAAGCCGTTATCTACGAGCCACTGAGTCTTGTCGTCAAGCTCTTTGCGTGTCTCGTGGAACGTCTGCTCTATGTATCTTCCCTTGCCCCATGAGCAGTACATACCCTCTGGAGGGAGTACTACGCTTAGCAAATCAAAGTTGCTTGTCATTAGGCACCACAAATAGGATGTAGTGCAGGGCCGAAGCCCCGCACCACCCGGATTACTTCGTCAGGGTTTTGATGTATGTGAGGATTGGGCGCAGCAGCTCTCGGCTGGGCTCGTGCACCCCGGCAAACCAGTTGTAGACGGTTTGACGAGACACACCAAAGCGTTCAGCAATCTGAGCCACTGGCACCCTCTTCGCTATACACAAGCGACCCAGAGCCACGCCTACCTGCCGCTTATCTGCACTCTTGTTTAGATCAACGGTGTATTGGCTGTATCCGCGAGTCATTGATTACCCTTCTTCACTCCAGGCAGACACCACGTCCGACAGGTTCTTCTTACCCGTGGGCTCGGCGTCGGCCTTCTTGCTTGCGCGCTTGGTCGGCTCGGGCTCCTCGGCTTTGGGTGCGGCGAGAGCAGGCTGCTTCGTTACACCGTCGGCTTGGGAGGGAGTCATGACCACGAGAGCCTTGGTCTGCTCAGTACCGGCAACCTTGGTCACCACTTCGTACTCATTACGCTTGACGTAACGGGTCGGGTTGAACAGCACAGACTGATTGTCGTTGTCCTCGTTGAAGGAGATGCGCGTCACCACGTAGTCGATGCTCTTGCCGTTGCTGCTCAAGTACTTGGTGTAGTTCTCGAACGTGAACGTGCCATCGCCACCGTCACCGAACAGCGACTTGGATGCAAGGTTCATCTGGTAGACCTCCCCTTCCAGGTTGGTGCCAAAGTCCTGCTCCAACACAACAGCGATGCGGCGGCTGTAACGGCACGCCTTCGACTGACCCTGGCCCGAACCTTTGACGTTCTGAGGGCAGTCGTTGCAGTTGTGGTGCTGCGGGTTAGCTGCCTTAGCGTCGGGCTTGTTGCCGTCATTGCTGAAGCAGTCGGGTGCGGTCGGCTCGGCATCGGGACTCCACGCCTTCGCGTAGAAGATACGGCCTACCTTCGGTGCGGCATTGACGATCACGGCGTTCAGGTCGCCCTTGATCTTGCCCATCTCCTCGCCACCGACGACGAGTTTGAACGTGCCGTTCTTGGGCACGATGCGCTTGATGCCAGTCTTGTTACCCGCGAGTTGCTTGGTCAGCTCGCTGACGCCTGCGGTTTGCAGGAACTCGGGTACATCTTGGCTGAGGATGAGATTGCTCATTTCTAACTTTCCTTTGAACGTCTAACGACCACGGTGAACTCCCGCTCGACATTGAGCCCTGCGGGATGGCTATTCGGATTCTCTTCAAGAAACTGCTTCATGTGGGTCTGATGAAGCCGCTTCTCCAGCAGGGCAAATGCACGATGCTTCTCGATGAAGCTGTACATCGAATCCCAGTCATTCGTCCAGTACCGTGACTTGACAGAACGGATGACGGTGCCTGCATTTGTCTTGATGCTGCTGGCGTCTACCGCCTTGCAGATCTCCAGCATCTCGCTTTCGATGAGCTTGAGTTGGTTCTCCAGCTCTTCGTCTGCACGCTCGTAGTTGCGCTTGAGATCGCTGCGTGCATCCCTGATCTTGATGTAGGTTGCAGTCAGCTGTTCAAGCGGCACGCCGCTGATTTCAGGGGTAGGTTGGGCTTGGACTTCGGCGTCCATGTTAGCTCCTTCGTTGTTGTGATGGGGTCTATTATGCGGGCTTCCTTGACTTTGTCAAGTGCCTTCGCTCATTTCTTGTTTGTACAGCTCAACTATCTTCGCGTGGTTGGAGATGTTGTCGCGCAGCAGGGCGTACAGACGCGCCTCGATAGGGCTCCCCTTGATGTGCACCACTGTCATGGCGTTCTTCTGGCCGGGGCGGTCGATGCGTGCGTTGGCTTGCAGGTACGTCTCCACACTGGTCACGGGAGCGTACCAAACGACGGTGTCGGCTGCGGTCAGGGTAAGTCCGTGGGATGCCGCTTGCGGCTGAATGATCAGCACCTTGGGGTCGGCTTGCTCCTGGAAACGCTTGACGATCTCGGTACGCTTGTGCACGGGCACCTCACCGTTAATCACGTCGGACGTGATGCTTTGCTTGCCGAGGTAGTCGTGGATCTGCTTGATCGTGTGCGTGAACGGGACGAACACCAGCACCTTGTTGGACGACTCGTCGATCACCTCGGTCACTGCACGTAAGCGATTACTTGCATCGAAGTCCACGACCTCGCCTGTGTCGGTGTAGACCGAGCCGCACGCAATCTGAAGCAGCTTGTTGAGCTTGACCGCTGCGTTGACCGCGCTGATCTCCTCACCTGCCGCCTCCATGAGCATGTCGGTCTTGAGCTTCTTGTAGTACTTGATCTGCTGCGGCGTCATCGGTGCGTCCCGGTCGGCGAACGTGACCTCCGGGAGATCAAGGCACTGACGCTTCTCGAATCTGATGGCCGGTTGTAGTACGCGATGCACGATGGATTGGGCCGCAGGCTTGGGCACCCACCGATACTGCGTTACGGGATACATCACCTGATCACGGAACTGCCCGTAGAAGGGAGGCACACCGTCTGGGTTAACCAGCTTGGCCAGACCGTAGGCATCCACAGGCGACTGCGCGGCAGGCGTACCTGTGAGCATCCACAGACCCTTGACGTGCTTCATCACGTCGCGCAATGTCTTCCATCTATCGGTCTGCGCGTTCTTATAGGCAGAGGCTTCATCGACCACGATCAGGTCGAACCCGCCCGCGATGATCTCGGCCTTGCAGATGGACACGCCGTCGAAGTTGATGATGACGTACTCGGCACCAGCTCTGATGATCTCCTTGCGCTTAGTCGCGCTGCCGTAAGCCACATCGACACGGCGGTGCACCGCAAACTTAAACAGGTCTTGCTGCCAAGCGGAGTGCATGATGGACAGAGGGCAGACGATCAGCACGCGGCGGATCAGCCCCATCTTCATGAGGTAGTCGGTTGCCCAGATCACCGAGGCCGTCTTACCCGTACCCTGCTCGTTGAAGCAGAAGGCTTTGCGTTGGCCAGACAGGAACGCAGCGGTTTCTTTCTGATGCAGGAAGGGAGACAGCCCCGGAGGGCATGGCCAGTTGTAGCCAGAGAGGAAGTCCTGTTGCTCCATCAGTTGCTCTTGGGTCTAGTCGCCAGCTTCTCCCAGATGGCTTCGGCTTCTTCCTCAGGCACTGGGGTTGAGTTATCGAACAGTGTGCCGTCCGCCAGCATTCCTTGGAGCATGGCAAGCATCTCGTCAAGCTCTTCCTGCGTGCCATCGAAGCCGTCGAAAGCACCGGGTGCGATTTCCAGTTTGGTTGATTTGTCAGTCATGTTTTCATCCAAGAAAGATTTGGGTTTCTGGTTTGCGTTGTGGTCGCCGCTCACTTCTTCTCCCGCTTGCTCGTCTCGGACACGACCTTGTGGTTGGAGTTGCGCTTGAACGAACGGTTGGCGCTCGGCGATTGCAGCTTGACGCCATGCTTGTTTGTGCCGCCTTTGCTCAGGGCAACACGGTGGGCTAGGTCTTTGCCCTGGCGTGCATCTGCCGCTCCGTTTCCGTCGCGGTCGGCTTTGCCTTTGTCGAAGGCTTCCCGTGCGCGCTGACGCTCCAGGCGCTCATCGGCTTCGCCACGAGCAAGCTGCTGTTGGTATTCCTTCTTGTAAGGACGGGGTTTATTCACGTAGGGCATCTTTAGCTCCTATTGTGTTCACATGACTTCACCGGACAGAATCGGCACAGGGGTCCGGTGATGGGGTTCCAAACGCCATGCTCAAGCGACCGTTCCAGCTGCTTGATTGTGGGCATGACGCCGCCGATGTATTCCTTGCGGTTACCGATGTGGTGCTCCTTGCGGACGAACTCGTTGCTCACCACGAACAGCAGAGCCGACTTGATCTTAGTCACCTCGGGGAAGTGGGCGAACACGGCTGTGGCCATCAGGTCGAGCTGCTTCACATCTGCGTAGCGTGCGCTCTTGCTCGTTTTGTAATCGACCATGTGGGCCAAGCCCTTGGTCGGGTCAACGATCAGCAGGTCCACGATACCGTGCCACCACACATCAGGCGCCTTGAACGCGCACGGTGCTAGGTCTTTGGTAAGGCCAAGCTCAAGCTCGCAGTACTTGTCGCCGGGAATCTTCTTCAGCGACTCAAGGATCGGCTCCATGTACGAGTATTTTTTCGGCATGGGCTTGCCGTCACGCACGTGTTCCTCTGCGGCTTTGTGCACGTCGCTGCCGTACAGCGCCGCCTCATGCGGCGTGTCCTTAACGTCCTTGGCTACCTTGAGGTGGTAGTACTTCTTCGGGCACTGCTCAAAGGTCTTGAGGCTGCTGTACGACCAGACGATGTTCATTACCTATCCTTCTGCTGCATTACCTTCAAGGCGGCGTGCGTCTCCGCTGCCCACCGAATAGTCTGTAGTGCTTGCTCTAGTGCTTCGTACCATCTCTTTTCAAGCGCCGCTTCGTGCAGTGCCCTCAGCGCGGCCTCCGCCCTCATAGCGGGGTAAGCGTAATCAACAATCTCCGTAGGTTTGTCCATGTCCAGCCTCACAGTTCAAAGGTAAATCGGGAGCCCACGAAGGACGCAGGCGCATACACAGTTCGACGAACTCCTGACCAGTCTCGGCTTCGTCTTCAGGAATCAGGCACGCGATGGCGTCATGCACCGTCATCACTACCCGATACTTCTTGGCGATCATCAGCATCTGCTCACCGATGACGATACGCGCTAACGCTTGACAGATGTTCTCCACCACTTTACCGCCATAGATGCGGTTAGGGAGCACGGTCTTACCCTTCTTAGTGTCATACACATACTCGTATTTGCCGCTCTCGGGGTCTTGGCGCTTGCGCAGGTTGGGGTACTTCAAATACATCCCGTTAGGCAGACGGATGCCCCGCTTGCCCTCCACCTTCAGCAGACCGCCCCGGCCTATCTCGCCTGTCTGGTTGTTGGCGATCCAGTCCAGAGCCTCGTGGGCCTTGCGCCAGAACTCCGTGATCTTGTGGTTAGCTGCGCGGTAGGTGTTGATGATGTGCTGAGCTTCTTCCAACTCCACAACCACAGGCTTCTGACCGCTCTTCAACGCCCCCTGGAACTTCTTGGCCCCCATGCCGTAGCCGCACCCGAGGATCGTGGTCTTGCCCACGAACCGTTCCATCTCGTCCTTCTTGGTGATCGTCCTGCCGTAGATGGCCGAGGCCATGATGCAGTACACATCTTGCCCCTTCTCGAAGGCTTCGACCAGATCATCCTGCTCGGCTATCCATGCGAGCGTACGTGCTTCGATCTGCGACGAGTCTGAGTCACAGATGACATAGCCCACCGGGGCGACGATGGCTTGCTTCAGCGGCGACGAGCGCGGCAGGTTCTGGAGATTGAGCTTGTCGTCCCCGCCCCACCGCCCGGTGTGGGCTGCGTAGTAGCGCAGGGGCACGGGCATCGTCCCACGCCCCGAGATCTCAATGAACCTCTGCGTGCGGGTCTCCTCGATGGTGGACTTCACCCCGAGCCGAGCAGAGACGATGGCCTGTATCTTCGGATCTGGATGCTCAAGCAACGCCTTGAACGCCTCATCGGACTTGGAGAAAGCGTACGTCTCCTTACCCGTGGTCGGGCTGATCTTCATCGGTGGCTCGACGTTGAGTATCTTGAGCGTTGCAGCGAGCTTGTGGTTGGACATGAGCTGATCTTTGTCCACCATCGTCACGGCGTCGAGTAGCTCTTTCTTCGCTACCTGCACGTCATGGATGTGGTCGAGCAGCAGGTTTGAGTCCAAGTACAGCGTCGGCTCCGAGAACATCTTGATCGTCAGGTCGATCAGGCGCAACTCGGTCTTTGGGAAACCATCGGACAGGTGGTTGAACAGGTCGTAGGTCAGGACCACATCGTTGCAGCAGTACTCACCGTACCTCGCTAGGTCGAGCGGATTGAAGTCCTGTCGGCGTTTGCCCTTGGCGTTGAGCACCTCCTCGCCCTTGACGCCGATCTCGTAGTACTGGGCTAGGGTAGCAAGGCTTCCGCCAACTTCCGTACCATGAACAGCACGAGCCATGCTGAGAGTATCAAGCCAGCCCCGAGGGCAAATGCCAAAATGCCAATGAAGGATAGCGGCATCAAACATAGCGTTATGAGCCAACGCCAGATTAGAAGGAAAGTCATATTTTTCGAGGAACTGTTTGATTTCCTTGCGGGTTCCTGAGAACCACTCTGGGTCGCTATCGCCCGTCTGGACTGCCACGCCGATAACTTCAAAGCGTTCATCGCGTATGTACTCCTCAGTCGTCAGCTTCGTCAGGCTGAAGTCCTGATCGTAGTAAGTTTCAAAGTCGATGGTTAGGATGTTCACTTCGTGACCTTGCTCATGGCTCTCGCGTACTCTTGTGGGGATACGCCCAGCCTCTTGGCTATCTCTGCCTGACTCCGAGTGAAGACAATCCTTGGGTCGGTGTGCCCCGGTTTGTACTTCAGCGAGCTACCCTGGCGCTCCATCGATGCTCGGTTTTCGTCCATCAGCATGGAGTTCAGCACCCCCTCGTGAAAATTTTTGTAGCGCATATCGGCGAGCGCCGCATTGAACGCCTTAACTTCGGTTTCGTTGAACCCTAACAATGTTAGGTCTGCGCCATTGAGCCAACCGAAACGGGAGTTCCTGTCTTCAAACTCTTCGGGGTGCGTGCGCATCTGCTCGATGACGATCTTCACGGCGTCTCTGATTTCATCAGCCATTCATCTTCTCCAGTAGCTCGTCTAGTTCGTTGATGTTTGTCTCGTTGATCACCAAGGCCGTACCGCCCTGCGCCACGATCTGACCCAGGTGCTTGTCCTGCAACGCTGTCGTTGGGTTCTTGCCTGCCTTGGCCTCAACCGCGAGGAAGTGCCCCGCCGCACAGCACAGGAAGTCGGGCACGCCACTGTTGCCGTAGCCCGAGCCGATAGGCATCGCGTAGTAGACGCCGTGCTTCTTCAGGACGGCCTTGATCTTGTCCTTGACCTTGGACTCGGGGGTTGCTGCCATTACTCGACCCACTCCATGTAAGTGACGCCCTTGTGTTGGTAGATCGCTAGATGGAAAGGTTCTCGCTTGCTTGGTATGACCTTCTCGCCGTCCCATTCCCCGCCATGACAGTGCTCGCATGTGAACTCGATGGTCAGCCCGTGCCTGCGGCTGCTCGGGTTGTGCGTCTCCTCGCTAGGGAACTTGATCGCCGTTACTTCGTGCCCGTTCTGCGAGATGACCGTGGTGTACGGCGCGTCCTCTTTACGCTCGTAGATGGCTGTGTTGCCTTGGTGCAGGTACACCTCGTCACACCTGGGGCAGGTCAGCGCGGTGGGGTCGTCCGGTGTGAGGAACACCAACTCTCGTTTCTTCCACATGGGTAGCTCCTTCGTTGTTGTGCGCCCATCCTACCACCCTCCTTGACTTTGTCAAGTACCCTAGCCCTCTTCGGGAACTGGTGCATACCCGGACATGGCCGGGCGATGCCTAACATTGTTAGGGCATAAAAAAGCCCCGCAGCGCGGGGCATGCGGGGCAGTTGGGGTGTTACCCCTCAGGAGAGAACCAATGCACTCACTGCGAGATGTTCAGCACATCGCGCAGCTTGGTAGCGTACCAAGCCATCTTCCCGGCGTCAATGTCGGGCGCACCCTTCTTGCCGATGCGGGAGGCGTACTTCAGGGCGCTGCCCTTGAGGTAGCCGATGTACTCCTCGCGGGTCAGCTTGGCCTGAATGAAGTCGATGGTCTCGATGCCACCTGCCTTGTAGTGGGGCGGGTGGTTGACCAAGTCGGCTTTGGCCTCAGGGAACAACTCCTTCTGCACCGCCTCGGGCACGGGCACAGTCACGCTGAATGTGTTGCTCTTGTGCACTGCATCAATATCCACAGGCTTGGCCTTGGGCACAGCCGGGCTCGGCGTCTTCTTCTTGTACTTAATTGCGTACACCAAGCTGATCTTAACGCCCAGCTGCTCGGCCACATACTTGGCCTTGGCGTTGGGGTTTGCGGCCAGGAAGCGGCGTACCTTCTCACTCATCGACAGTCTCTTGCGTCCCATTTTGGGG